CTGCTGTCTGTTCCCACTCGTCGCTGTTAAGGGCTTTCTCTCCGCCAATTGTAGCCAGTTCTTTGACACTCAGCAAAAGTTTGCGTCTGCTGGTCCTGTGGATTTTGCTGACAAATTTAGGCATGTCCTCTTGTGCAGTAATTTCTTGCTTCTTAATGCTATAGATAAGGGCGTTAGCCAAGCATTTCGTATTAACCTTAAATGAAGACCTGATGCCCATAGTCTTTTGTGTCATTTTGTGCCTTTCAATTGCTGAATCTCATCGTCCAGTTTTTTTATAATTACATTTTTAAGATGGCCCGCAGAACCACTTTTACGTGGCTGTAGCAAATCTACCTGCTGCTGTGTCCAGACTATCACGCCACCTAGATCACGTCCAGTTACATCACGATCTTGTGCAATTTTCAAGACGCGCCTACTAGATATGCCAAATTTGTCTGCAACTTGTTTGGTTGTGATCCACACAGAGTCAGATATCCATTTCATGAAATTAAACTATCAGCAATAGTTTCAGTACCATCGGTTTCAACTGGCGGGCAAATGCCAGAACCATGCAAATCAAAGAATCTATCCAATTCGGTCAACCATTCGCCTTGTTGGTTATTTGTAATCGGCTGATCAAATTTATCGTCTTCAGCATAATCATCAGAACCAGCAAGTATTCCAACGTAAATACCGCCGGGTGCAAGTTGTTTAAGTGGTGCCATAATTACGGAATCAATAAAGACCTCACCAGTATTAGGGATGGCTACATCAAAGTTTAATCTGAAAGTAACGTTAGACGGCATATCTTTAGGTGTTCTAACTGTAACACTGTGACGAACGTATGAAGTTGTAAGAAGTGCGCATGCGACTGTCAATCTTACATTCGTGCCTTTGGCACCTAAAACTGTACCGCCACTGTCAACGCACTCGATGTTCAATCCACCAGAACCCATTGAAACAGATCCGCGTTTAACTGCTGCTGCAATTACATAAACTGTATCTGGCTTAAGAGTCGATGTGGTGCCGCCGATACTTCCAAATTGCTGTTCTATCTTGTGCAATACAGAACCATTGCCTGTAATTTTAAGGGCTTTACTTCCACGGTAGACGCTGGTTGTTTCAGATTCAACGTCTGACCCAGCAGTTCCAGTTGCAATAGTCCAGTTTACAGGCACATTAGAGACTACTGATTCAAATCCGCCATTAAAAAGGTGCTGCTGACATTCTCCGCGTTTGCTGCTTATGCTTTCAGATATTGCAGGTGTTCTTCCGTAATAACCACCACCGCCGGGAAAACGATAATCGTTGTTCGAGTATTTTGTGCCGCCTCTAATGTCAAATAATTCTGTACCAGACTTAACTGATTTGTCTTGTGCATCTTTGTAGCAATTAAAACTAATTGTCTCTGTACGTGCAGCAGGAAAGGCTGTTACGGAAGGTGCGAAAATTGCCGACGGACTGGTATGCGTCACAACAGTGCCGTCACCTTTGTTGCCTGAATCGGCTGCCAAAGTTCCTACAGTAATTGTATTACCGTCAAAACTAGCAGTACCAACACCTGCTGCTATCATTTGTCGCAATACCTCTTTAAATGCTAATTCGACATTATCGCCACCGTACCTACTGCCACTATCTTCTTTAACCATATTAATTAGAGTGGCAAACATGCTGTTAGCAAGTGGCACAAACAATGTATTAGTGGAATTTATTGACGCTTCGGTATGTTCGTTAATTAAACCAAGCCATCTAACTGTTTCGTTCTGCGCAGCACTTGTTGCATAAGTACCAAGAACATCACGGTAGCATTGGCCTGCACCATCACTATCGTTCATTAGTTGGCCCTGCATAGTTTTTATGCGTTTATTCATACCAACTAATTTGCCAAGCCTAGTAAAAAGTCCGTTAGTACCAATAAGTGTTACAGTCATTTTTTCTTTCCTAAATCGTTAAGTTTGGCCCGTCTTTTCCCACAACCGCCGCACCCTTTTAATTTGCCGCCAGTTATCTTTTTAATAACTTTGTGAACTTTGTCACCAATACCTCTTTGAGGCCCATCATAATCATTGCAAGTAGCACACACGTTAGTTGTGACGGTCTTACTTAGAAAATGACCTTTCTTACATACCCCTAATGTCGGCCAGAGAGGTTGCCAATGTTTACATTGACTTGTCAAAGGTGCATCGTCTGCTTTTACTTTTGCGTATTCGGTCATTGATAAACTCCTACGGAAATTGCTGCGCCAACTTTATCTCTAATTTTCTGACAACTACCAATTTGGAAACAAAAACCGCAACCTTCAGACTGCTGGATTACTAAAGCAGGAGGGTTTTCTAAAGTTACATCTTCACGTAATGGATAAACCCAACCACATTGACCACTTTGTGCAGCAAAACATGTGTATGGAATAGGTATTTTAAGACCATTGTCTGCTGCTTGTTCCCATCCTTGGCCAGCAGAAGAAAGAATACTTGCCATAGCGTTAGAAGATCCTTGGTTACCCATTGACGGGTATTCTTCCCACGTTAAATATCGTTTAGTGCCTCCAAAACATCCGCCGTCTGTTTTGTCTATAGTTATATCTACGTTACCCATGTTAGGAACATTGCCCTGACCCGGAACGGTTTCTATAAATAAAGACCATTTAACTGTGTTGGTAGAAATTACTGCACGTAATTCAACATCGTAAGCAATTTGCACTTCTTCGCCATTGCTACAAAAACCATATTCAGTTTGACAAATTTGACCTTGACCATTTAATCTTCGAGTGTATGAAAATTGACCAAGTAAAAAAGGAAAGTTTCGTATTGCTTTCCATCTTCTTACATTTATACAATCTTGATCTGGTACAGGCGGAAGTGTAACTTGTCCTAGTTGCTGCTGTCCCCAATCAACAAAACCAAAACCATTGCCCGGTTCGTCGCAAGCACATGGACCACCTGCTCCTTCTGGAAAACTGCAATCTTCACGGTCTAGATGTTCTTCGTGTTTTGGGCAATTAGTTAAACAACCAAAAAAATTATCGGGGTTTTGCACTGGTGGAGATGCAAGACAATCAGGTACTTGAACACCACCCGAAGCCCTAGATGTTCCACCAGAAACAATTTTTACAAATGCGTCATTGTCGTAGTTTGGCAAAGCACCGCCCGGATCATTGCAACCTGCGTCACAACCTCCGGGTGGTTCTTCATCGTCAACTTGATTGTGGCAACAGCAACCAGCAGCATGAAAAAAGTTAGACACCATAACCTCCGTCACCGCTTGGCTGACTAAGTACACCAAAACTAGTAGCAGTAGAAGGTGCTGCTTGCACCATTTGTATGGTCTGTCCTTGGCCTGTAGTTGTATTTGTTGCTATTTTACCTGCACGAGTTACATACTCGACCCCGTAAACCGTAATAGTAAGTGCGTTTGCAGTATTCGATTTAACTTGCAACTCATTACCAGTACCTAAAACTATACTACCCTTAAGTTGCTCATAACTGTTAGCAGCAATGCTTTGCTGTGGCACTAATGTATTGTTATCAGAAGCACTTAAACCATTCGGCACATCGTAAAACGTAACAGTAGCAGCACTACCAGTTGTGTTTGCAATCCACATATTTGTAATTAGTGTCCCACGTCCATCGTCAGGGCTATATAACAAAGACGCTTGGGTAGGTGCTACAAATTGTGCAATTTTAGTAGGTGTAGACATTATTCGCCCATCATAAGTTGGTCGCGGGTTACGTTAAAAGTAGAAAGTAGTTCTGTATCTGGCGGACACTGACACGCAACATCAATTGGCACAGAACAATTAAATTCCCATTCGTCAAATGGAATTCCGGCTTCTTCGTCTTTTTTACGCTTAAAATGTACAAGCACTGTTGTGTTTTGAGGTAAAGTCTTAGGTTCTACTATTGGATTTGATTCACAGTTATCTGTGTTTATTTCGCTACCAAAAAGTAAATCTTCGCTACCCTCTAATATGTTATAGCAAATCTGCAAACCTATAGGCTGTGGGTCTTCTAATGTTTGGACGCTGGCTGTATAACCACCTACACCTATTGGAGAAATTAAAGTTGCTACACCCGTCAAAGATGTTGGTGATTCGCTAGTTGAAAATACCATCACGTTTTTAGTTTCTGCAGCCTTAGAAGCACAAACATGAGACCTTATCATTACATTCTTGTCTTTGTGTTCACCTAATGGACTATCGACTGAAACAGCATACTGCCCCTGTGTGCTGCTTCGTCCATTTTCTGCTTCTTCCCATTCCCCGCTTGCAGGATTAAACCAAACTTCTTGCCATTGCCAGAATTTAGATTTGGCGTTACTAAGAGCAGATTCCTCGTCACCAATTTTTGCATAAAGAATCTTATGCTTGGTATTCTGGTTAGCATTTTGCTGCAACACACCTATCGCTTCAACTATTTCAGGCTGCAAAAAAAACGATAGGGCATTTATCCTATCTACAACTTGGTTAATGTGTGAATAGTCTAGGTTGCCGACACTGCCAGAAACGAAGTGCGGTATAGTTAATGGGTCACCAGATTTAGACATTATGCGCTCTGTATATGGTATTGAAGTTGTGTTGGTGCAGAAACAGCAAGTGCCATTACGTTGTGGTTAGCCACACGAGTTATAGCATACTCTCCGGCTTTTAATTGCAACAACGCGTGAAAAACACCAGTGGTGGCATTACCTACGCAAACGCCAATTTTTACATCGTTAGTAGTACCAATGTTTCTAAAAAAAGCCAAGCCTCCACCAGCAGCAACTTCACCTTTGTCAAGTGCTTCTGCGTTATTACTACCACCCGGCGAACTTGGTATTTCTTGTACACCGGATGCAGAAATAACACTAGCCAAATCCATTTGGATAGTCGGAGGATTAAGATCGACCTTATACGTTGTGCTTAAACTTGCACTAGATGCCGTGTTAATTAAAAGTCTGCCTGAAACTGTTATTTCGTCTGCCATTGTTAATTCCTAAAAGTGTACGCTTAGTAAAAGTGCGTTAAATAAGTTTGGAAACGGCTGTACCGGATAAACGATTCGTGGTGCAGCATCTGCCTCTTCTGGTTCTTCTTCGCCTTGTAAGTTTCTATAAGAAACAAACCGGCAATGGAACCTTTGATCTATTATAAATCGATGGTTTACTCTACCTAAGTTTACACCCGTTCGTTGCGTATTTGCACCAATGTAAAGCGTCTTATGTGCAGGTAAACTAAGTGTACTTGCTGAACCTTGACCGCCAAAAAAAAGTGTTTTACTTAATCTTTGACCAACAAACTGAGTTATGTTTTGAAAATGAATATCGGTGTATCGCTCTACAACACCCACGTTAATTTCAATTTTGTAGTTTGCTGCTGAAACAGGAGCGCCACCATATACTGCTGGTGTACCTCCAATATCATCTTCTTCAGGGTTACCAGTTGGCATACCTTCAATAGGTAAATTATCTGGGTTATTTCTATATATAGGAATAAATTCGGTCAGCGTGTTTGTAGTTATTTCTACAAAACCCGGTGTGGTAGGTGTTATTGGGTCCGAAGGATCGTCACCACCGCCTCCTTCTTCATATGACGATGATTTATACGTAAACTTGACTTCCCAAACATCATTGTGTCCAGTAATGAGTCTTATGCTGTATTCACAAGCAAAGATTTCTCGTTGGTCTGGATGTTCGTCACCTAATGCCGGTAAACCGCCACCACCAAATCGTGCTATTACAAACCGTTCACCAGAAAAACCAGTACATATAAAAGTTCTAGTTCCTTGGAACTCAGCACCGTTGTTTACTAAACCTAGTGTTCGCTCTGTAGTTTGCTCATGTATTCCCGCCATTAAAAGATTCCTTGCTGCGCGTTTTCGCGATCTCGCAAATCTCTTTCGATTCGTTGTAGAATTGTACGGATTTGCCTTTGTATTAGAACCTGTGTTTCAGCAGCCCTAGCAACAACGTCTTGCCTACCTAAGCCTAAAGCACTTGTAAAGCCACCAACTACTGTTTCTATAGTTCCAGTGGTACGCAAATTAGAAAAGAAATTATTACGGCTTAAATCTTCTTTACTGCTTTTTAATTGACGCTGTTGTAATTCTAATGATCCGTCAATTTCAGCAATAGCCATTGCTTGTTGCTTTGTAAGTTCAATCAATTTAAGACGCATCATCATTTCAGTACGTACTTTTTCTATTTGTTTATCGCCTAACCCACTGCTTTCAATTTGTCTTATCTTTTCTTCAAACTGTGCAACAGTCTCAACACGCTTTTGTTCTAACTGCAACAAGGTTTTATGTGTGTCTGTTTGTGCAGAAAAAATACGCAAATCATTTTCAGCACGCCGTAAATCCATGCCAATACTTTTACGCTGCTGTTCTCTTTGCAATTCAATTTGTTCTAATCTTTGCTTCTTAATTAGTTCTATAAGTTCTAATCTTGCTGTAAATTCTTCACGCAAAGATTGAATATGTTTGTCAGACATACCAATTACTTGTGCCAAAACTAATTGCTTGCTGAACTCCTTAATTGTTGCAACACGTTTTTGCTCAGTTTCTAAAATTACTTTTTCTATTTGATCTTGCTCTTTAAATAATGCTAATTGGTTTATAGCCTCATTTAAATTTATCTGCGTGCTTTCTGCAATGCCTTGTTTTTTCTGCCGCAATTCTGCCATCTTTTGCATATCGCGTTGCATTTTTTCGATTTGCTTTTGTCGCATTTCGATATGCTCTTTAGAACCTACAAACAAATCTACAAACGATTCCATACCTGCAACAGCAGAACCAATAATTGGAATACGTTTTAAAGACTCAACAAACTCGTTAAGAGATTCTCTTGCTTCATCTGCACTGCTACTTACTGCTACAAAAAAAGCCTTGATACCACGGCCTACTGATTCTAAAACTCTAAAGCCTACAATCATGGCGGTAACTGCTAAACCAACTTTTGTCATAGCCGTTCTGAGTGTACTAAAACTTGTTTGAAGTTTGCCAATGTCCTTTTCCATTTTTGTAGTCGAGACATTTATAGTGTCTTCTAAACTTTGCATTGTTGCTTCAAGGTTGCCTATGCGGGCTTCAATATCAATTGTAATTTTACCTGCTGCCATACCTTCTCATTTCTCGATCAACAATTGCTCTGTGATCTACTTCGCCGCCGTGCGAACTAGTATTTTCTTCTGATTCATCTATATAAGGCTGTATGAATTGCGATAACCAACCAATAGGACATGATAAAACCCATGATTGTTCTGTCATTTTCATTACCATACCAGCCGTATGTATTAAAGTGTCTTCTCCGGGTTTGTTGGAGGGTTTGCATCATCTTTGTTTTCGTCAATAAGTTCGTGGCCTAAACATCTTAGTGCAAGTTCACTGAGTGAAATAGGGTCTAGATGATCAATCCATTCATCGGCGTCTTTGCAAACTGATGTAATAATTTCTTTTGCACGATCTACACGCATTGCATTCCTAGCAAGATATGTAGCAAGACCTCTATTTTCTGCATGTTTACGTAAGCATTCAAGACGGTCTGTGGGACTAACCTGTGCATCTTCTAAGTCAGCCATAATTTCAGAACGTTCTCTTTGATAAAACAATTCTGTCAAATTTATGGCTTCTGCAACAGTAGTTTGACGTAGTTCTTTTTGCTCACCTTTGCAATCAAATAACACTTTGGCTTCTAACATAATTTACTCCGTTTTAAGGGTTAATGGTTTAACAGCATCATGCCGTCTGTCACACAATACGTCAACCACTTGTTCCCTTTGTTCAGGAGTCAACAGTGTTCTAGCCATATTTATGGCAACCAGTTCCTCTACTTCAGGCGAAACACCAATGCGTCTATGGCCGCCATCGGCCAATTTAAAAACCACAACCCAATCTTCTTTGGTGAATTCACCCAATGGATTCATCAAGATTCATCCCATGCTATTGCTGGTGCATTACCGCCAGAAAGTTCAAAGTTAAACGAACCAGTAGCGTCACCATTTTTGTCAGTTGAAAGTGCAATCTGACTTATCACAACCGTTGCAGTAATTGTACAACCAGTTTTTAGAGTGAATACACATGATGAAATACCCTCCATACTTGTAGCAGGGTTAATAAAATCTGCTAGACCGGGATCAGTATTACTAGCATCGGCCATAAAGTGACCACCAGCAGAACCAGTCATATCAAGAACGCCTAACCTTCTCCGCTTAGCACCATCACCAAACGCTGTGATATCTGTAGAAGTTCTACTTAAATTTAATGACCAAGCATTAAATGCAAGCACATGGTCAGTGCCAAAATTAACTAGCCCATCGTTTCCAACTATGTAAGCCATTTTCTATTTCCTTGTTGAAGTAACTCTAAATGTAGTGTTCGAGGTGAGATATTTGCCATCTAATATAATGGCCCCAATGTTTGTTAACCTAAAAGAAATACGGTCTATCCCAACATTTACATCGTCTGTATAGGCACGTAATTCTGATAAAGAATCTAAAATTGCCAAATGATTAGCAACACCTTTTCTTCTATCCGTAACAGTCAAAATAGTTACGTTAGATTCAATTGTTTCTTTGTTGTTGAAATGGCTAAAAACGCCTACTTGGTCAAACCGCCAAACACAATAAGTGCTTTGTTCATCAGTTGGCCCAATAGTGTCGTAAATTTTGCTATCAACCAAAGTTGTGAAGTTGTTAGGCGAAGCCCCGGTTTTGCTATACAAGGCGGCCTTAATCGCTTTGTGCATTGCTAATATCATTCTGCTCCACCAGTATCAAAGTTTGTACGTCTTTCTAATTCGTCCACAATTCTTTGTACAACAACATCTAAATTACGGTCTGACCAATTTTGTGTTTCTTCAACTGCTGGTGTTACATGCGGCCTTTTGTCCATGTGTACAGTTCCGTTTTCCAACCAGAAACCATATTTAATTGGACTACCACCGCCGGGCGCAAGAATACCGTGCTGCCAAATGTTTGAATCTATTGTTGGTCCATTATCTGTAACCGCACCGGCTACGCCCCATGACGCTCTTAACGTACCAGTTTGTGCAGCAGGTGCTTCGTTTCTTTTACTAGATCGTGTTGCTGAACGTGGGTACTTAACACCTGAACCGGGCTGACTAAGTATCTTTTTAATTATACGTATAAACATAATTTGAGACATAAGCACATGCTCTTTTACATGTACGCGAATAGTCTCTTGTATTGCCGAGTAATTTATATCAATTTTAATATCTTTACTCAATGTTGGCCCCCGTATCGCTTTCAGCATCTATATAGCAATACGACAATCTACCGTCTTTACGTTTACCCGGATTTTGTATTTGGTTAATTCTAAAAAAAACATTGTCAAATTTAAGAACCCAATCAGCACCAATATCAATGTATTCTGCAAAATAAACACGGATGTTTTTGGTGTCTTGTGTGCGACCATAAACATTTAACGTGCTACTGCCAGATGCCGTAACATATGCTTTCCTAATCACACCTTCGCTAAAACTTTGCACAGAAGAACCTACATCATCAATAAGATTAGTTGGTTCGTACAAAGTTACAGTTTGACCTAAAGCGTTTATTAGGCTGCTAATACTCATTAGCGTATTCCTATATGTGGTTGTAAAGCACTAGATATAGTGTTAAGTACCTCTGCACTAGGTCTAAGTCCGTAATTGTAATCACCTAAACCCTCACTAGATACATTTGGGTCGTGACTACGCATAGCGTAAACCTTTTGCACAAATTCAATTGCAGCATGTTCTATATCATCAGGTACCGTTGCATATCCTGCATCGTAGACTACTAAAATGCTTTGTCTGCTTCTTGGAAAACGCGCCGGAAATTCTTCTGTAGACAAATCAAAATGACTAGAAGACCGCATAAAAACTATGCCACGTTCAACGTCTACTCTGTATTCGTTATCAGCGTTAGACGCATAAGTGCAATTTAAACTAGAACTAGATATTTCTCGGCCTTGCAATCTGTGCAAAAGATAAGATGGTACGTTTGCTACTAAACTTGATTCAAAACCAGTTACAGCACTTATTGCAGTAGACAACTGTTTTGTTACATCGGCACTATCGCTTGTTAAATCAAAAGAGGAAACGGTATCAGTACCGTCAGTTTCTATTCGATTTAATCTAAGGCTATCAGTATCAATTGCAATACTTGCTCTTACGTCTGTAGAAACATTGCCGCTTACAACTATTGAAGTCTGCACTCCGGTATTTACAGACTGTACGTAATTAACCGGCCAGTTGTCTAACCGTAATTGACGACCACCGCTACCGTCATGCCACTCGTAATACGTACGTTGTTTAAACTTGCGATCACAATATGATTCTACCCAGTCTGTTGCGCGGTTTATTATGTTTTCGAGTAATGCGTCGTCGTCACTAGATGAAATACCTAGATACTGCTTTACATTCACTAAAGATGTCAATGCAGTTGTTTTAACCGGCATAAGTTACCCCTTCACGAACGTAAAACTATAGAAGTGCCTGTAAGTGCTGCACATGCGTTTGCGTTGTTATCTGGTCCCATGTCAGAAACGCGACCTAAAACCGCGAAGACTGTAAAAATACTATTGCCGCCAGCAGCAGTAAGAATATTTATTCTTTGGAATCTTTGTCTACTTTCGTTGCAATCAATTTGAAATACAACGGTGTCGTTGTCATCTGTGTCAGATAGTGCAGCAGCATTTCCTTCTATATCTTTTGCTGCTGCGTTACCGAGTGTTAACGCATCAATCAAGGCAAAAGTTCCACCTGAAGTATCGCATTCTGATACAGCGCAAAGAGAATACGCGGCGTGAATAGTAGGGCCATTACTTAAAACAATATTACAAAAGTCATAGCCTTTAGTATCGACAGTTCCTGTATATGCAGTAGATGCCGCAGCAACAAATGGCTGTATGAGTGGGACAATTTTATTCGTAGTTATTGAACGCATTATAATTTCTTTACTATAAAAAAGAAAAGGTTGACCCGCCATTTGACGGGCCAACCCATTGACTAAATTAGCCTCTAAGCAAACCTGTAAAACCACGGCCAGAAAGATTGTCTGATTCAGCGTCACTTGCACGGCTTAAGATACCGAACATTGCTGAAAGACAGGTTCCGCCTGCTGTGTAACTGACCTTAAGGAATCGCTTACGTTTAGCAAGATCAATTTCGAATCCATAAGTAACAGCATTGGTTCCATCTGGATCAGCAGATGCAGTGCCATCTACATTTAGTTGCCCAGTTTCACCAAGACCGAATACACCGTTGTCGTTACTAACGTCGGTGTAAGTACCGCCGCTAGTATCGCATTCAGTGATTTTCATAACTGAGTAACCAGTAGCCATCACGCCACCCATAAAAATAATGGTTGCGTAGTTAAAGCCCTTGCAGTCGAGTGCGCCTGTAACAGCAGAAGCAGCACCCTGTGAGACTGGTGCTAGCATTTGCACCACTTTTGTATTTTGTGCAGATATCATTGAATAACTCCAATCAGAATTGCAGCATAACCATGCCGCCAGCATCAGTGCCGTCGCCAAGGTTAGTGTTTACGATGTCAAAACGCTCTGTGCCACGAACAACAATTTCATCACCCTCAAATGCGTTCAATGCTGAATCGCTAAAGGAAATGGTGTTAGATCGTCGGTCACCCATGTACCCGCAAATGCTCAGATCACCAAACAGCATCACGTTTGCACCGTTTCCGGTAGCGTCTACTGATGCTTGTGTAGGTAGAACCTGAGTAAATACTACGGGATACCCAAAAGCAGTAGTACCTGCTGCACCTTCAGAAAGTTCGCGTGCAGTCACACCGCCAGAAGCGTAGACCAGACGTTCAACAATGGCACTAAACACGCTCTTGTGCATGTACCACTTGGCATTTGGGGTATCTGCATAAGTTGGAAGTGCGCCCATCATTGAATGAAGGTTAGCAAGCGTAACAGAAGCACAATCAACACCTGTTGATTCAATTGTGCCTGCTGCACCCATTGCTTCAGTAACGCCGACAATCCCACCAAAGGTAGAAGTACCGTCACCGTTAAAACCACACTGGTCTTCTTTCGTACTGAATGCGTAAGCAATTTCACCGGCGATACTATCACCAAGGTTAATTAGGCTGTCTTCATTAAGTTCGTTACTAATCTTGGTAAGAACCATCAACTTCTTGGCAACCAAGTTAATTTGGCTAAAGACTTGTTGGCTTTCACTTCCTGCTGTTGCTTCACCAACAAATGATGCTGCAACAGTTGAATCACGCCGTGGAATACGCTTAGTATCTGAACCCATGGGCTCAATGTGTGCGTTGGAACGGAATACACCGAACTGTTCACGCAAACTTACGAGTTGGTCAGAAAATTCGTCTGGAACAAGATAACCACCAGCAGAGTTTACACCTTCGGTGTGACCTTTGAGTTGAATACCGTAATCGTTACAGAAACGAAGTGACTTTTGGTGGCCCATGCAAGCCATTGCCCAACGACCAAATCGATATGCTTCTTGGTCAGCGTTTACACCCTTAAAGTGCTTAAGGCTGCCGTACTTATGTCCGGTGAGAGCGTTACCTACTCGCACTGCTTTTTTATTAAGACCCATGTTGCTGAGTTCCTTTCTGACTGCTTTAGCAACTTGTAGACTTTTACCGCCGCCTCGACCACCGCCGCCACCGATTGGTGTTCCTTGTTGCCGTGTTGTTCGACGTGCTGCTGGTTTACCAGCACCAGATCCACCTAAACGAATACCAAGACGCAATCGTTGTTTACGATCCGCTTCAGCGTTTTCATCTTCGTAACCGGGTGCTTTGGTGTAATTTTTAGGACCATAAATTTCTTCATCGTCCTCGTCAATTTCTTCTTCTTCTTCTTCTTCCATGTTCTTCATGTCTTCATCAACAAGAAGAGGGTCGCCAGCGTCTTCCATTGCCGCAGCAACTTCAGGGCCAACACTAATTTCTACGTCAACTTCGCCACCGTCAATAGGCAATCCATCTTGGTCAACGATGTCAACGTCCTTAAGGAACAAGGCCTTAGCCCGTGGAAAGTTCCTTTCGCCAGATTCGTTAAGAAGAACTTGGAGTTCATCTCGCAACTGGCCTAAGTTGAGTGTCTTACGTCTCATTGTTAGTTATCCTAGTAATTTGTATCTTTTAAAAAAAGGGTTTACTACTTGGCTTTTTACTGTCAATCCGCTCGCTTACGCATCGGCTCAAACATTAGTGCCTTTAGCATCAATAATATATTTGCCCTGTATGTCGGGCTATTTCACGTTTAACTGTTTTTTGTATTTCTAAATTATTCTCGTATACATAATCATTATGCAAACTAACTACATGTTTTTGTTTAGGTTGCAGTGTAATCTTTTTGACAGATTTTACATCTACGCCTAAAAACTTTTTAACAAGCACGCCGTCAATTAGCCCTTTGCCAACTGCGTCTTCAATTAGTGCTTCTTGGTTTGCAGG